AAAATCAGCCGTAGGGGCCTGCATATACTGCGCTTGCCACTTGCTTAACTGGATACTGGCCTTAACACTTTCTAGCTCCTCTAATTTCCAAAACTCAGGCCACAACGGGTTACCGCTCGGCAAAATAGCAGGAAATTCAATAATTTCCCATTGGTCAGCCTTTGCATCCACGGCACTTTGCTTAAGCAACTTGGCGGTAAGGTCTAACTCACTCCACCGCGTCATAACCACCACTATGGCACCTCCGGGTTGCAAACGTTGGCGCGGGCCACCTTGGTACCATTCCCACGCATTTTCCAACGCCGCCGGACTCATAGCATCCTGCTCACTATGCGGGTCATCGACTATAAACAAATCAGCACCACGGCCCGCAATACTACCGCCCACACCCGCCGCATAATACTCACCACCAACATCAGTCTGCCAACGGTACGACGCCTTACTATCACTCTTCAAACGGACATCAAACACCTGCTGGTAATCAGACATTTCCATAAGGGTTTTCACCTTACGCCCAAAACCAATCGACAAATCAGCCGTATGGGTCGCCTGCATAATCTTCATCATCGGCCTACGGCCCACCATCCAAGCAGGAAACAAATAACTCGCAAACTCACTCTTCGTATGGCGCGGCGGCATATTAATAATCAACCGCTTCAACTCACCACGCGCTATCGACTCAAACTTTTCAGCAACAAGCTCATGGTGCCTGCCCGCTATAAATCCAGGCCAAACAAAACGCACAAAATCTAAAAATGAATCCTTAGCCTTTTCAGCACGGGTAAGGTCAACATATCGTTGAGACAATTCCTTAAGCCTACCAACCGCGTCAGGAGGCACTTGATCTATCTGCGCAAGGCTATAGGACAATGAACCTTTCTCCATGGGATAATTATTGAAATATATTACATATAGGGGCACGGCAAGGGGTACCTTAACCGAGTATCGATCAAAGGGGGGTGCATAATTTTAAAAATTGATAACGAACAGTAAAAAACTCTGTTAAAGTAAAAGTTTTGGCAACGGGCTCGTTTACGGGGGGTGCGGCATAGTGCAGTGCACAATGGCATTTTGCACTGCACATAAGGGTACCTTTATATAAACAAATGTTTATATAAGCAAATGTTTATATAGCAGGCGCAAAAAAACCCGTGGCGCATTGCGCCACGGGCCATTGTGCGTGTAATTTTACACCGTTAAATGTAAAAAGGCCGTGCCCCATGTGGCACTGCTAGGGCTGTACCCGCCATTTAACATAGCTAACAAACATACTGGGTTGTTTGGCGTATGTGCGGCCACGGTGCCAATGTTACAGCTTGGCCCCGTTTTGCACCATACCCAGTGCGCACCCAAAGTTGGCACCGCAAGCAAGTTGTTTTGTAACAGTGCCCGCGTGCTATGCGGCTTGCCATTGTAACCAAAGGGCACTGGGCCCTTAAGCCCTTGCGCTTGCCAGTTGGCTTGCACGCCCGCTTGTTTAACAATTTTTACATTGGCCCAATTGCCGCCCGCGTTGGCATTTGCCCATGCGCGCAATGCCTGCACCGTTACGGGCGCGTTGGCCGTGCCAAACAATGCGGCGGCGGCGGCGGTGGTATTGGCGGCGGGGGCCGCCTTTGCGGCGGGGGCCGCTTTTGTTGTGTTAACCATGTTTAAACCCTTTTTGTAACGTAAGCAAAATTGCTTACAATAAAAACAATAAACTAAAATTTTTAAAAATAAAACAAAAAAGTAATATAAAAATAAAAAAAGTTATATGCGATGCACAATAAAATTGATGCGATGCACAAGGAACATTAGACGATTTGAATATTAGACGATTTGAATATTAGACGATTTGAATATTAGACGATTTGAATATTAGACGATTTGAATATAAGAAAATAGTAAGAAGAAAATATATTAGGAGTGGTTACGGTAGCTACGGTCCACGTTTCTCAATGGGGTTGGCGACTGCTCGTCTCAATGGGATTGGCGATTTGACAATTTGATTTTGCGACGATTAGATGAAAACCGAACGCCGAAGAAAAAGCGCGCCGACATTGCCGACGCGCCTATTTTATTTATGCCGCGACCAAGTGAATAAAAGCCTGCCCCCAAGTTTTGGACGATGGACTATAGCCGCCATTGAGCAACGCAAGTAGACAAGCTGGATTATTAGGCGTATGCTGCTTGACAGTACCGATGCCCGCTTTAGGACCAGATTTACACCATGTCCAGTGGTCAGCAACCGTTGGACTTTCCAACAAGTGATTTTGTAAAAGGGCACGTGTGCCTATTGGATTTCCATTATAACCAAAAGGTACCGGACCTTTAAGACCCGCTTTTTGGAAATCGGCAACGATATTGCCTTGCTTTACAATTTTCACCTTGGACCAGTCACCGCCCGCATTGGCATTGACCCATGCCCGAAGCGATTGTGTTGTGACTTCTGCGTTTGCTGTACCGAAAAGAGCGACAGCTTCTGATTTAGCATTTGTTTTGACAACTGCGACTTGCTTAGACATATTTGACATCCTTTTTTATGGTAGGCCCATCGCCTACAATTAAAAGTATACATAAAGATAAAATAAAGATAAACACTTTTTTCTCAAAAATTATCTTTTTTGATGATTTGATGATTTGATGAAAAGATCAAAATAAAATGCGACAACATGAAGGTCAATGGTCCATGAAGATTCAACCGTTAATAACGGTCATCTCTCATTGTTTTTAGCATAATCATCTTTTAAAATTGACTGCATGAAAATCAACGCATCAACATAATCATGCTCAGCAGCCTCCCAAGCAGGAGCCACTGACAATGGACCTTCATCTACTAATCGTTTAATCGTCGAGCCTAAATAAATTTTGAGGGATTGTCTGTCTGGGTGGCTCACCAAGTTAAAGACATTACAAGCATACAAGCATCTTTTTGTCTGCCATGCGATTTGTTGCGGTCTCCATAGGTTTTTAACGATAACCCCTTTAGTCTTGACGACCTTCAATTCAACCCAAAGTTCCTGACCTTTGCATTTTTGCAAACTATCGCAGCGCACAATTCCATTCATATCGGGGATGCCGCTCCCTACCCATGCCTCTAAACGTGTCCAGTCAACCAGTTCTTTCGTGGCATTATTCCAACGATTCCAAAGACTTCTTTCTGGTTGGCTCATTCTTTTTTTCTTTCATAGGGATCACATCAATCACAGGAGATGAAGCAAGCATCAATGCAGGAAACTCTTTTTGCAAGCGCCTGATTTCTTCTAAAACTTGGTGTTTATCCATTTGATCTATTTTACCGACTAATATTTCTTGTCGACTCACATACAATCCTGCGACCTGTCCTCTTGCTTTTTCTGCTGACACTGCAGCTGGATAATTATTGGCCTGAATTGCCATATCTCTAATTTGTGCGAGTCTCATTACATGGTTTTCAAAGGTGACGTCGTACTTTTTTGCAAGCTCTTGTTTAAGCTCACGCACACGATTGACCACATGAGGAAAAATGTTCCAATTCATGAGTTTGGAACCTTGGACACCTGCTGCTTTTTCAGAATATCCAGCCTTGATAGCGGCCTCGGTATAGGTAAGATCTTCAGAAGCCATAATCCGTGCAAAGCGTTCTTGCATTTCGGTTAAGCCTAGTTCTTGTTTTGGATTTCCTGCCATCGGGACGTATCCCCGCTTTTTTGGTTTCGGTCCGGGACGCGCCATTTTTCTTAATTTTCTCCTAAAAACAACTTTTCCTATAAGGGACACATACTTATACAATATATTATCGTAAGTTATTGAAAAGTAAAATGATATTAAGATATCGTCTTTTTGCCATATAGAAATTTTTTTAAAAATGTTTCTCGCGCGCGCGCGCAACGGAACTTTTTGAATATCAGTTTTCCCTGTTTCTTTTACCTATTTCTCTGTATATATTCTATAACCCCTTGTAATCATTGCTATATATCAAGATATTTTAATCCACGATAAAAAATAAAAACACCGATCCATTTTAAAAAACAGCATATCTTACTATCTGTTTATTTTTCAATTACTTACTTACTATATTTCCAATATCATTCATTCCCTTATAAGGAATTTTAAATGTCACCTCGTTTAATACCATGGATGGCGCTCTGAAGACTAAAATAGTGCATGAGTTTACCATGTGCTGTAACGACTTTCCACTTTTTCGCTTTACGACTGTAAGTGGCCCAAGCGTAGACTGCGGCATTTTTTGTGATGGTGTAAACCCCGTCGGCCTCGCGATGATAGTAGATCATTTACGATACTCCTTTATGCCTGTGTAGATTAAAAACGCGCCTGCGATTATTACGAAAATGATGGGTGCATGGGTAGTGTATACTACCCAGATGTCATACAGTTCCATGTGACTTTTGCCTTTTATGTTGATTAAACGTTTTCTTTTTTAAGGATTTCGGGCGCCATTTTGGCGTGCCGGAGGAAACGTAAGAGTTGTGAATTTTTAATTTTTTCTATTTCGGCTTTTTTCGCGGCAATTATAGCGCTGCGTTGAGCCTGTAACTCTTGGCCTCTTTTTTTCAAGGCCATTTTATG